GGCAACGGACTATAAATATTAATTTCTTATGCTTTATATTCTAAAACATCTAAAAATTTAACATCTGTAATTTTATTATCTTGATATAATTTTTCAAAAATATCATAAATAATACTTGCGTTTTCTTCGTGATATTCTTTAAGGCTTTCAATTATATTGTTTTTTCGTTCGTTATCAATAGTATTATACATTTTTTTAACCTCTTTCGATTATTCTATGCAATTCTTCGTTTTCTACTTGAATAATTGCAAGCGGTGAAAATTCATCGTTAAACAAATTTCTATATTTTGATGTAGTCGTAGAATAAAAATCTTTATCCGTATACATCGTATCGTTTTTAACGTCATACACTGATATTAGTGTCTCGTAACTTTGGAACGCTACAAAATCATTATAATATAGCTTGAATTGATTAGGAATATAATTCCCTCTTTGACTTGTCATGTTTTTAATTTTCATAAGTTTTTTATCCTTTCATTTCTGATAATACTGTGTAGACTCTATTCATGATATACACCATGGCTACAGTAAACACTATAGCAAAAACATTTTTTAAAATAATAGATAATTCCATAGGCTACACCCTTTCATTAAAATATATAACCTCTTTTGATGGTCTTATTGTCTCATATCTGTAGTATTCTGTACAATAGTTTTTGTCTATGGTTGTCATAGTTTTAAGCTATGGCGGTAAACCGCCACGGATACACATATTTAATGAATATATATAAATACCACAAATTTATAAAATTGTCAAGTCATAGGCAAAAATCCAGCGTAAATGAGAATGTCTCTCAATAAAACGTTCATTTATTTAGTCTATAAGGTGTCTCTAAAGAGTTCGCCTTATGATTATATGCAAAAAGGCAAAAACGCCGTAGAACGTAAATAAATGAATTTTAGGGGCATTGTCTAAATGAGAATACGAAAGATGTCTTTTGTATGCATACATAAGCCGTGAATTTGTCTATTTGTGGTGTACACCGTTGTATATCGAATGTTTTCAATGTGTTATTGACAAATGTTATCATTATTGATTGACATCTAAAATTTTCGATATGGTTTCTGCTGGTGGTGGTCGCACAACTGTATTGTATGCAATCGAATTTCACGCAACGGATTTTTCAAATGAATACATGTTCATATGTTCATACATCGGTTATCTGAATATGTGTTCATTTGAACATACGTTCAGATGAAAAACATATGAATAACTGTTCATGTATTCACCCATGACTAAAACTCATGCTTGAACATATGCATATATGAACACATGAACATGTGTTCATATATGACTTTGGTTGTATACAATTTAATTGTGCGGTCTTGCAGGATTTATCATATTGAGAATATTTCTCAGTTAACCAGCTATACATAGTAATGTCTACTATAGAGAGACAAAACATAGGTATATGTACACGGTTACAAACAAACGCAAAAAAGCAACAAAATGTATATGTTATAAAATCGTGTATTTTCGCTTGTATGCTCGTGTACCTCTATAACGTATAAACCCTAGGGGAACACTCGAAAACGCTCGTATAACTCAAATAACGCAACTTTTATTTGAGAATAGTTATCAACTACGCTGGCTTTTCTCATTTGTAGATGCTATTTGAGAATACAACGGTAAAACTAAAGGCGGTATACCTTTTGTATACCGCCGTTGTTTTATTCAAAGTCTTCTAATTCTTCAATTAAATCACATTTATAATCTTCATCGACATTATCAATTAAAGCCTTTACATACTCATCTATATTATCCTCTATATCCTCTATACACTCGTAGGGGTCAACGTTTTGACCGATATTAGTATCAAGCGTATCAAGTATTACCTCTTCAAGTTGATACTCTTGAGATACTTCGAGAATAGTCTTAGAGTTATCATTAGCATATCCTAAAAGGTACTCAATTAAATCGTGGTGGTTCATTTCTTGCTCAATAGTAAAGTACATCATAATAAATACATCCTTTCATTTTCTTATAATGTGGCGGTAGTGATCACTACCGCCGTTATTCTGATTATTCAAATTCAAACTCCGAGCCTACTAGGTCGTACCAAACAGATTTTTTCTGTTTTAAAGTACCACCATAAGCAATGATACTATAATTCTTGTAGTCAAAATCTGAAATCATGTTTTCATCTTGCCATGTATCAATTAGATACATTATAGCGTTTGTCAGTTGCTCGCCTTTGCTCATGTTACACCTCGAAAGATAAACCATAATTGACTTTGAAAAAGCGTTTTACAGTTGACTCTTTTAGACTATTACAACAGTATAAGCCATTGTAACCAAATGTAAAAAAGCCACCATTTTTTACACTTTTTCGTGCTCGTGATTTTTCGTTTGGTGTTAACACTTCACAAAGTACATAAGCAATACTATCCAAGTCATTATAGATAGTGTCTGACTGTTCAAGATTATTATCATAAAAATAATCTTTAATTTGTTTATATGTATATTCCATATAAACACCCCTTTCAATATAAAATTATAAAAGACCTACAAAAGATACTTATCATCTTTCGTTACACTCATTATACTATAGATACACCCTATTGCATAATAGTTTTTAGTTATAGCTAGTCATAGCTTTAAGTTATGCCCTACGCTGGCGGTACACATGAAATTAAATTGCATACAATACAGTTGTACCACATCATATGAACATATGTTCATATGAGCATACATCGGTTATATGAATGTATGTTCATATGTTCAAACATTCATATGATTGTATACAACTGAGTTGCATGAGACTATATCGAAAGTTTTCGTTCTGTAACCCTTTAGTTATCTAAAGTATTCGAACTGATTGAGATTTTTCGATATACTTTATTCATCTAAAGTTTTCAATCTAATCGAAAATTTTGAATATATTAAATCGAACATATGTTTGCTATGGATGGCGGTCTGGCAGGTCGTGGCGAACATGTGTGCGGTCAATATGTAATGCCTTGAAAAAAACAAATATATGTATCAATATATGAACACATATACATATAAAAATAGGGGTGAGATATATATGTATATATAAATATATATAATACCGTGGACATATACATATAAATATATACAAATGAAAAAATCCGTGGAGAATAACACATATATAACAACAAAAATTACCACGACAATGCTTTTAAATCGTCTATACGGTGTGTCTATATCCACGGTGGTATATTTGTATACCCCATAGACCAAAACCACCGTAGAACGCAAATAAATGAGTTTTATGAATATAATGCGGTGGTTATATCGTGTGGTTGAGTGCCATGGATGAAAACCTGTGGTGGTCTTCATGTCAAAAACAAACGTATGTTCCATGGTTGAAACAATGGTCTTACAACCACAGGTCGTCAATAGAATAACCAATGAACACCCATATAGACATAATACATATGTCACCGACACATATATACGTTTGTTTAATGCCACGACATATATACAAATAAAAAATACCACCATATAAAACGTGGACAAACAATAGATGTAATAATGTATAAGCGATTATGTTATATGCTCGATGCGATAACCGCAGCATGTATTGTTGTTTTTATACGGTGGTATTTGATTTGTATTGCAGCAGGCGAACGCATGAACATTTCCGTGTAGTGAATGGTGGTATGATTGCCTGCGTGATGTGTTTAGGATGCATCACACAATGAATGTGGTGTTTGCCATGCGTTTGCAATCTGTTGTCTATATGTATGATAACACAAGACGGTTTGTGTTGTCAATAACCAATGTGTTTTTCTTGGGTTTTATTTTTTGAAATCTTGTTTTTTATTTTTTGGTTTTTAATTTTTTGGAATTGGGTCATTGGTTTTTGGTTATGCCACACAAGTCTTGAATTGGGAAGCTGTAAGTGTCAATACATTGGATGCCAATATTGTTTGTTGACTCGTTGACAAAAACACAGATTGTATTTTTAATATATATAATGTTTTCTGTAAAGTTGGTGACTACGCCAATATAACAATTCTTGTTATCAGACTTTGCTATGGCGATGTATCCATCTCTAAGAGAACCGTATTTAGTTCTTAACGTAGCAACGGTCGGTAAATCGTCTACGGACTTCTCCACAGGTTTACCATTGAATAACATTGTACCAGTCTTAATGGAATTTGAAGTCTTATTTTCAGGTTTTAAAAACAATGACTTTAAACATTCGATGTTCTCTGGTGTCACCTCAAGTTTTAATTTTAGTGTTCCCATAGAGTCGTTTTTGGTTTTCATTTATGTGTCACTCCTGTTGGTTCATCTGTTCCAACCAAATAAATTGTAACGGTGTCTGCCCTAGATAGATTTAACGCAAAAGCATCCACAGGTTCTTCACGTTCGTTGTCAAACAGATAACATATGTTACCAGTATAAGTGTCAGATAATAAACCTGTTTTTAATTCTTGCAAGGTCTTTGGTGACCTATAAGTGATTGTTCGTCTAGTACCGCTATAATCGGCATGGATGCGATATGTATTCACTTTAGCCCTCCTGTTCTAAATGGGTTTCAAACAATTTCAAAAACTGTAGTTCCGCATTTGGGTCGTCACATTGGTCGGTGTCATACATTACTTGGTCTTCTAAAGTCAGTAATGATAGTCCATACGCATATGTAGTCAACTCGCCGTTATTGCGAATAAACATTAGCTTTGTATATGGTCTAATTTCGCCAAAGAGAGACATGTTATGCGTATACATAATCATGTGACCTTGTGGCAACGTCACGGAGTATGTAGAATACATTTGTTTATGTTCATCTCCTAGATAGCTATAGATATTTTCAATTGTTGTGTCGATTTGTTTTAATAATTGTTTACGCTTCAATGGTTTTCCTCCTGCTGTTGAATTAAACTTTCAACTTAAAAATTGTGTTTTTATGTTCAAATGCGTGGATTAATTGGTTTTCATATGTATTGATAACGGTTTGTCTTGCATCTTGTAATATGTTTCCTAGAGTCTCAAATTGCTCCACCGTGTATTCTTGAGTGCCATCAAGAAAATACATATTAGTGAGTAATCCTTGATGCAACAAAACTTTATTTTTTTCTAATGTCCAGACGATAGCCGTCTTGTAAATGTATTGTATCACAGAACTGCAATATCTGCAACAAGTTTTCTGAGTCAAACTTAACAGAAACCCTTGGTTGTCCATTAGACCAGCTTGGCTGCACGGTTGTTACAATTAAATCTGGCACATTATCAGACCAGAACTGATTGCGACCCAAAGTGATGCCATTAAGTTTCATGGGTAATGTCTTTGGGATGATAACATCTGCACCATATTGATTGATGCTGCTATAGATGATTTGTTGAGACATATACTCATTGAAAATGTCTGTCTCAGGCTGCACAGGGTTTAATCTCAAGTATGTTACTTCCATTATTTCTGCTCCTGTGGCTCTACATGTGGTTTCTCATGTTTATCAGCGAGTGTTAAACACTTGTCGCACACGGTCTCCAACTGCTTTCTTACCAAAGTAACTGCTTGGTCTAATTCTTTAATTACTTGTTTGACACACTTTAGGTCTTCTTTTGTAAGTTGGTCGGTGTCTGCATTTGGTAACAACAATGTAATATCTTGAATGGTTTTAATGGTTTTCCATTCGGCAATCTGTTGTTGCAACATATCGAATGACAACGTACGTTCACCAACAGCATTTAAAATCTCTTGATACATTGAATATCGTAAATGATTCAATACTACATTGTCCTCTTTGTGAAAGTTAATGTTATCTGCCATACGGTCAATATACAGCGTGAGTGGATAACCTGCCATAGAATTTACTAAGATGTCTTTATTACTCATTCCAACCTCCGCTTTCTAATTCGTAATCAATTTCTAATTGTCTTTGCTCGGCGTATAACCGACTATAGTATTTTGTTTACACGTTGTTGTGCAAAACCGCTGATTATGACTTTTAGGTGTAAACCAACGTCCACAACAATCGCATTGTTTCATATGTTTTCTTCGTTCGGCTTCACGTTGATAAAACCCAATCAGAAAATCTTCTGGTATCGCTGGATGTGGTCTGCCGTCAAAACAAGATTTTCCCTGTAGAAATTCTGGCAACTTAGACATATGTCCACCTCCTGTTATAACTCAAATGTTTTTCGTTGTGTTTTATCTTTGTAGCCACGGTTTTGAACCAATGCAGCTTCATAGTTGCTGATAAAGGCACGTAGATTGATATATACATAACCTTTGCCAGATGCAACCGCATCTTCCATTAATTGATGTGTCAAGGTATTAAACATTTTAGACATCATGACTGCATCGATTTCAGATACAGGAATGTTAATTGTCATGTTCGACAATTCGTTGTCCAAGATGATAATTCGAGCCTGTTTGGCATCGAATGTGAAAGTCTTTACGAAAGTAGTGTTTGTGTCTAAAGATAACTTAAATAGCATAATTATTTCTCCTGTTCATTTAATTCATTTCTAATAATGTCACGCACCATTGCACAATACCATGCACAGTATGGGTCGTGTAATAATTTGGCTTGTTCTTGCCATAATTCTTGTAATTGCTCTTTGGTCTTCTTTGGCTTTTCTGCCCTTTGTAGTAA